ACTTGTCAGCCTCAGCGCTGATCGCCGCCACCGCCTGATAGGGCATCTGGTACGGCACGAAGACCTGATCCTTCGTCAGCCCGTTGCCGGTCGCGATGTTGCGGGGCTGTCCGGTCAGCCGGACGCCGGTCGGGACAATCTTTTCGGGATGGGCGAGAAGGTCGATCGCTTCGTTGCGGCGCTTCACCTGTAGCTGAAGCTCGCGAAGCGCCGGCAGTGCCTCCATTCCCGGCGAGAAGCCGTAGATGTCGCCGCCTACGACGTCCCAACGCGGCGCCCAAAACGGCTGCTCATGGTAGCCAGAGACCCGCAGCGTGTCGTTTCGGTCCTCGCCAGCGTCCCAGTAGACGGAGCGATAGGGGAGCCGCCCGTCGGGGTCCGGCTCGATCGCCTGGTAAATCTCGTGCTCGCGCTCGTAGTCGCTGCGATCATAGGCCTGCAATACAGAGGCAGGCGCGGACTTCCCGAACGACTGGACAATCTGACGGACGGTCATCGGGCATTGCCGATAGAGCGTGTCGGGTTGGAGGCCGTCAGACAGGGCGATCCAATATTCGCCGAAGGTCATCTGGTGGCAGACGGCCCCGTAGACATGGTGCTCGACCATCACACAGGCCTCAGTGCCGAACAGGCCCATTTCGGCGTAGCCGCTCTTGACCGCGCCGTAGAAGTTCGTCGACGCGACGAAGGTGTAGATCCGCTTCTCGACGTCGCTCAGCCAGTCGCGGACGCCCGGCTCTTCCATGACGGCTTGATCGTCGAGCGTCAGGGAGAACCAAGGGCGGGAGGCCGACGACAGGCCCGACGTCATGCCGTTCGTCAGGGTGCGGAAGGCCTCAATGCCGTGCGGGTCGAGCAGCCTGTTGTTCGCTGCGCGGCGCTTCGAACCCTTGTTCTTTTCCGTCATCAGGAACCGCGACCGAGCGGGCTGCGCAAAGCGCGCGATTTCCCGGCACTCGGCTTCGTAATCCGTCCGAATGCCCTTCATCGCCGCAAGGCGGGTCTCGCAATGCTCGCGGATCGTTGCTGACATCAGCCGAGGGTCGGGTTAGCCGTGGCAGGCGTTCCCAGTGCGCCCTGCGGCGACGTGACGATGCCCGCCATGATCGCGCGGCGGCGCTTCGCCGAATCCTTGGTGATGTCGACGCCTTCGTCGGGGAGCTTTACCGCCTGGCGTTCGACCGGGGCGGGGACATCGGGTGCTTTTGGCGTGCACATGCAGCGCGTCTCCTTCGTGGAGACGAGCCTTACGGGGCGCTGCAATCGCGTTGAATCGGACTAGAGCAGTTCGTCGTAGCGGTCGCGCGGCTTTGGCGTGGGATGGTCCAACGGCTGGAGCGGAGTGTCAGGTGTCCGTTCAAACCGCGCACGAATGGCGGCATAGTTCCGCCGGACGAAGTCGCGATCCAGCCCCGACATCAGGCACCATTGCTCGAAGTTACGATAGTTCGCCGTATCGGTCATAGTCCGATTGCTTCCTATAGCTGTGGGGATCGAGATAGGCCGGCATGGCACGCGGCTGCACCGGTTCCGCGAAGGTACAGCCCAGTGCGTCGCCATCATCCGGAGACGGAAGGCCGCGCGCTTTCATGTGCTCCTTCTTTTCGAGCATGATAGCCTGTTCGGCATCGAACCCGTACTCAGGCCCTACGAGGTCATCGGCCAGCCCTTGGTGGTCAGGAATGCAGCCTGTTTCGAGCCAGTGTCGCATGTTCGTCCACATCTCAGCGCGCTTGTTCGCGACGCGGACGCGGGTGCCGCCCACCCAATTGGCGTCGCGGACTTTGGTGCTGCCGAACCACACTTCGACGATGAGGGTGTCAGGGAGCAACTGGCGGAGGCGATCGACGACAGCGGCGCCGATGTTGCCCGCGTCAACGAAGATCGCGTCGGGGTGATAGACAGCGGCCTCAAGCGCGATGTCCCCGGCCAGTGTCATGGCGTCAACGCCGTGCCACCGCTTCCAAGGGCGAGAGCGCGCGTCGCGGCCGCAGCGGATCGCCAACGTCGAATGATCGTCACCGAACCGGGCACAGTCGACGCCGAAGATAACCGGGTCCGTGCCGAGGCCGGGCGGTGCGTCGCGATGGCGCGCTGCCTCGACAGTGTCGGAGGCGATGAACTGCATTGCGGCGGCCGACGGGAATTGTCCGAGCACGCGGACCTTCACGATGTCGCTGGTCAGGCCGTACGTCGTCACGAGCTCGTCGAGATAGGTCTTGTTCGTGCCCTCGACCGTGCGGCTGTCAATCTGCGTCGTCGTCCACAGGTTGCGGTGGCGTCCGAAGCACTGGCGAAACTCGCCGGTATTGCGCGTTGGGTTCCCGCGAGCGAGCCAGATGATTTCGGTGTCTTCGTCGGTCAGTGCGCCGAGCGTCACCTCCCAGACCTTATCGGCGATGCGGGAGGCCTCGTCATAGATGACGACGATGCGCTTCCCCTGATTGTGGAGACCCGCGAAGGCTTCGGTGTTGTTCTCCGACCAGGTGACAAGATCGGCGCGCCACGATGACGCGTGGCCCGGCATCGTCGAGACGAGGCTCGTCGCGTTCGGCTTGAACCATGGCGACGTGATCGACAGCCGGGACCACTTCGCGATTTCCGGCGACGTCTTCGTGAGGAGCTGGCCTTCTGTGTTGGCCGTGATGATGATGCGCGTGTCGACGCAGGTATCGAGCGCCCATTTGACCGTCATCCCGATTTCGGCGGATTTGCCGACACCGTGCCCAGAGGCCACCGCGTCACGATAGGGGTTGTGTCGGGTCGCGGGATTGCGGAGGTGCTCGCCGATCGCCTGAAGGCGCTCGCGCTGCCATAGGCGAGGGCCGTCGTCGTTCTCTAGGTCAGTGCCCGGCACGCCCCACGGAAAGGCGAACAGCGCATAGCCCAGCGGATCATGCCGAAACTCTCCAATGCGCTCAGCCAGCGCGACATGCGGGTCAGGCTGCGCCGCCATCCAACACCCGCTTGTTGCCCGCCTGGATAGCGGCAATCAGATCGCTCGTGACGTCGTGCTCGACCCGATCCTTGAACGCCTGCACGTCGACATGCTTCCCGAGCAGCTCGATCCGCTTCACGCGATCGCTGAGTTTGATCTTGTCGACAAAGCTGTCTTCCTCGTCTTCGCCGCCGTCGCGTCCCCTTACACCCTTCTCCCGGACGGTTTCGACACCAGCCACGAGGCCTTGCCGCCAGATGAGCGGCCATTGCTTCACCGGCAGGAGATTGCCGTTATCGTCGTAGAGGTCGGCAAGGTCAGCATCGGCCTCAGCGGCGAGGCGCGTGAGCACCCAATCCGCGTCGACATTCGTCCGCTTGGCGCGCGCTTCCATAGCCGCCGCGATATATTCGGCGACCTTTGGATTTCTAAGGAGCTTATGCCCCTCAGCAGCGCAGACCACATCGCTGCCCTGATACCCCGCCGCGCGATAGGCGCGCGTCGCGTTCAGGTCGATGAGGTACTCGTCTGCGAAGCGTTTCCGCTTGGGTGCTAGGTCAGCCACAATTCACCCGCCCAGCTTTCGCTGCCTCTGCCTTATCCACGTTCCATCTCCACTTTCCACCCGACCCATGCGAGATCGACCAGCGCGTCGGCGAAGGAGACCCCACGGCCTCGCGCCCAGCGCTCCATATCGGCAGCGATGCCAACGTATTTGTCGCGCATATGCGTCACGCTCGGACCCGGCACTTCGCGGGGACGGTCGCGCCAGTGCGGCGCGCAATTGAGGGGCAACGACGTCCATTCATTCGTTTCGACGATACGGACCTGTCGACTTCGTTGGAATCGGCGGACCTCAATCAACCCACGGTTCTCAAGCCTGTGCATGGCGTCGACGGTTCCGCTTACCGACGAAAGCCCGGACAGCTCGACGAGATCGTCGGCAGTTGGGCAGGGCAGACCGTGCTTGGCGGCGCGTGCGAGCGCCCCGTAGATGATCCGGTCTCGGTCGGGGAGATCGCGGATTTGCGACATTGTTTCTGCTTTACTCGTCATGCCAATTCTTCCCTCGAAATCCGAAAAAGCGCCGGCCCTTTTCCAGCACCGTGATGACCGCGCCTTCGCCGCAGACGGCGCGGTGTCCAGACGGCAAGATGACAGCCCCTCCGCCCAGATCGTTGACGGCATCGAACGCTGGCCCGGTCAGTCGGCGCACGACGATCGCGGTTCGCACGGCCTCGACCCGATCCTGATACTGACGGACGGCGTGCCAGGTGACGCGCGGGTGCT